TAAATGCAAGAGACATCGCAGTTCTTCTTTGCTTTATTTGTGTATTTGCTGATAGTAGCTTTATTTTTCTATTTGCTGATATTATACCTACGGGATTTATGCTAACATCTTTATCTTTAAAAGTAATAAGTAAATCATCAAAATAATTATTTGAATAAATTAGTTTACTATTAACAGGATTTATATATTCTATAATAGAGCTATCTAATACTAGAGAATCTAGAGGTTGCTTTAAACTATTAGTTTGAGATAAACTTTCTATTAATAAAACGTCAGAAGATACTAATACATTCTTATTATTAATTACTGCCTCACATTTATTATATGAATTAATTATAAACTTTGAATTATGAAATCTCAAAAGATGATTCGACACAGTATTATCTGTACCGTTTATAATATCTGTTTTTATATTTTCTCTAAAATCTAATCTACTACTAGATGAGTTTTCAATGTTGTCAAAATAGTAAGAATCAATAATAATATTGTTTCCAGCATCATATTCTAAGGTATCAAATAAATACAAAAATCTCCCTGAATCCTCAGCGAAATTAACCACAGTATCAACAATCTCAGGCGTTGTAATGCTAGGAATAGAAAAGATGTCACACCTGAAATTATCTAAATCAAGCGCAATATCTTTTGCTTTTTCATACATATATGTAGTTTGTCCCTTGGCTAAACCTTGAATTTCACCGTTATATTCTCTCAAACAAGATTCGTTATTCATTTTCCTCTTGTTCTCATCAAGTAAATTAATACCGTCAAATCCACCGTACGTAAACAAGTCAAAGCTTAGATATCTTGCTGCTGGTGAGTCAGCTTCAGAATGCGACTTCAGAGCTTCTTCAATATTAACATAACAATAATTACTTGGCAAACATTCAATATCTGCTATTTGTTTACCGTCTCTTCTATAAAAAGCATAATTCCACCGCTCAGACACATTTGTTTTTTCTTTCATATAAAGAATTTTTTCTAAATGAAAAAAATCATTATGTATATCATCTTCAGTATCATCAATTGATGTTAACCAAAACTTACTGCTTCTAAATTTCTGAAAGTATTTAGTGTAATTATGATAAAAGTTGTATTCACTTTCTACGCTTTTTTCTATTTGACTCAATGCAATATTAAAGCCTTCATTTTCATTTTCAACATTGTCAATCTTAACAACTCTCGTCTTATCAAATGAAACGCCCCAATAAGACTCGTTTGTATACTTAATCTCTTCATTTGCAACAGAAGATATTTGTCTGTTCCCTACGAACATTAAAGGGTTATGCAGAATGCTGCCAGTTTCGACTAAATCAATTTTGTTATTGTTTATGTTTAAATGTGGGTAAGGTAAAAAACCGCATGGCATTAGATGACTTTTATTAACTTTATATTCTACGTCGTCATCAATTTCTATAAAGACATGATTATTTGTTTTGCGATAAAAACCTTTATGAATAACACTATCAGTCTTAATATCATAATACTCATATTCAGTGCCAATCTTTTTGCCTATATACTCAGGACTATGTGGATCAAGATTTAAATCAACAAAAGAGATAATTTTTTCAAACGTGTTAAGTTTATAATTAAACATGAATACAAAAACATCGAATTTAGACCACATGTCTAACTTGTCTCTTTTATACACATCACCAAGTCGTCTAGGTGAAATTCTAATTCTGTATTTATTTCCTTTTTTACCATCTGTGTATGATTTAAATCTAAACAGTTTCTTACAGTTACGCCAGAGATTACTTTTTTGTGTATCATCTATATCACTCGTAGACTGTGATACTATCCAAGGTGTTATAGCTTTTTGATAAATATCTGTAAAGTCTTCATAATTAACTAATCCTTCATCACTATTATCATTACTTTCTTCATTCCAATTGTTTTTGCCAACTGTGACAAAGTGTTTTTTTTCTGTGTTTTGAACTTCAGATTTATTAAAGTAGTCCAGATTTCTAAATGATGCATAACATAGATGACCTTTATGCAGATAATAGTCAGGTTTTTCATTGAAAAGTGACTCATTTATATGATGCTTACTATACTTTGCACTCTCAGAAGGCCAAGAAATTACTGTCTGTTCTTTTTTATTATGACCTTGTTGATATATTTTAGGATTTTCTAACTTGGTTATGCTGGCACCAAAAGTGACGTTCTTTGTAGTGTTAGTAGTTGACATTTCATTATGGATTCTATCAATCTTTAAGTCATCCAGCTCTTCATCTTGTAAAAACATTTGAGTTCCACTAGCAGCTAAAACAACATCGGTTACCAACCCAACAGTATCTAAATTACTGTTACTTGTAATTTGCTCAATATAATTCTCATAAGGTGAAACATAGTTTGTCAAATCAACATTATTTACAAAAGTTCCAAAAAAATGTGTTCTCCCCTTGTTACCACCTGCAACTGCATAAGAGTTAGGGCCTTTTATACCATAGTTCATGCTTCCGCTTAAAGGACTGTCACCAACAACAAAACCGCCATCGTCATAGTAACCGTTATCGTTTATTCCGCTACCGTTACCTATACCTAATACTCTTGTATATGTTAATTGATCTCCATTATTACTCAGCCAAGACCTAGCGCTGATTGGACCGAGTTGATCATCCTGTGATTCAAATTCTCCGAAAGTATTTTCCCATGTGTTTAAAACAGATTTGTCTTTGTAAAAAGACAATACTTGCTGTGGCACGAATGCTGGGCCTTTAGAAGCTGTGCCTATAATAGAAAGAGTTTCTTTCATCAAAGAAACAGTCGACTCATTAACATAAGTGAAAGGAGTAACAATTCTGCCACTTATTTGTGCATTATTAATATTTGACATTTAGCATCCTGTTTAAAAAATTTGTTTCTTATATATCTATTTATCTATAAGAAAAACAGGATGCTAAATGTTTTATTAGTATTGAAGTACGCAGTTGTCAAATCTAATTGTTAAAGTGATATCTGCCATTCCGTCGTCTCCGTAGTCAAGGTCACTATATTTAGCATTTGTTAAGAATGCGCCTTTAATGTCCCATAATTCAACTACGGTTCCAACTGGGTCTAGAAGTTTAAGCTGACAATCACGTTTGTAAAAGTCAGCGTAACCTGCTCTACCGCTAACAGACTCATAATGTGTTCGAATCCATTCCATAACTTGTTGCGCGCCTGAAGGTGCGATTGGATCATGGAGTGCAACATTTAGCTGGTCAAAAGTTAGCTTGCCTGCTACATATCTTTTTGCATTAATGTAATTAATCTCTTGCTCACCAATCTGAAAGGATGGACGACTAGCAGACTTAAGGATAAAAGCGTCAATACCCTCAATTGCGAAAATCCATCGATTCTTTCTTTTTGGCTCAAACTTATTCGGAATCATTTCCGTAACTGAAAGTGTCTCTGCCATTTTTTATCTCCTAAAAATCTATTTTATATATTTATATATTAATCTATTGAATTAGTTACTACGAAATCAAGTGAAATAAACTCTACAGACTTTGTAGGCTGTAGGTAGACTTTTCCTCGAATTGTATTGTTTTCAACATCATTTTGTGTTGTAGTCGATGTATCAATTTGAACTTTGTAACGCTCAACTCCCTGGCGTGCTTGAACATCTGCCATGATTGGCTCAACCAATGCACTAAATCTCTCAAGTGTTGATGCTCTATTAAGCTCAAAAAGAAGTGTGTTTGCAACTGCTTTAACTTTACGACGAATGTTAATCAACAATCTTCTAACATTAATTCTATCAAGCGCTGATTGATTTTGAAGCAAAGTCTTTTGTCCAAATGCATAAACTTCACCACTTCTACCCGCAGGAATGTAAATCGGATTAATGTCAGCATCATAAAGATTGTTCAATAAATCTCTGCTCATTTGAACTTTAGCACTTGATGCATTTAATCGGCCGCGAGTCAAACCTGCTGGTGCAAACCAAGGATCTGCCAACGTATCGTTCTGACTCATTACTCCTAACATACACACAGAAGGAGGAACCTGTATTGGTGTATTATTAGAAGAACGACGTGAAATAACATCTGGAAAATAAGCAGCTGCAAATGATGTATCTAATTGACGCCCATCGAATCTAGTAATTGTTCTTTGAACATGTGGCTTAGCACTATCAGTTATAGGTTCAACGACAGCAATTTCTTCAATGTCCATTACAAGCATTGCATCAAATCTCGTCTCACATGCTATAATTGCATAATCTGTAACTAATGGCTCTCGCATGCCAGGAATTGCCAATAACTGCAACTCTGTCGCACTTTTATCACTTAAAACATCAATTGCTTTTTTGAACGATTCAACAGTAGCTCCTGTAAATGATTGATCATCTTTCTCATCTACAGCTTCACGATACGCTGCAATTGAACTCATGTCAGCTTTTTCTTTATTAAAAATATTCAAACCATCAAATCCACCTTGCATCAGGCAACGGAATTTAAGATACTTAACACTTTCTCCACTTGCATGATCATCGATGTCAATCAAAGTTTGATTAGCTGAAGCTGTGCCATTTCTTTCGTAAATTGAAGTTGACCAGTTTACTGGACTTGCAGTCAACAAT